CTACCGATGCAGAAGCTCCTGTTCCGGTTCCTCCTAACTGCCCGTTAACCATTGTAAGAGCCTGCCCGACCTGGTAGCCTGCACCGTGATAAGTAATAACGATACCTGTTACCGATCCGCCGGCAACTGTTACGGTAGCTACAGCCGTGTTATTTGTGCCGTTAACTAACTGAACGCCCGTGTAAACGCCGTTTGTGTACGCCGTACCGCCTACAATACTTCCAACTGTCGCAATACCTACAAGAGAAGGCACCGGCTGAAATTTAAAGTACAAGTCTTTTTTTGCTACGTGCCAGTCGAACATCTGCTTGTAAGATGCTTCTGTACTTAAGATATTTGACCCCTGGATGAGGTAAAAATCTGTACTTAGTGACTGCGTTGGTATCCCCGGACTCTTATCGGTGCCGCATTTACTTGAAGCATCGATTTCGCCCCTGTCCATTTTAAAGTCCGACCCTTTTTCGCATATAAGCTGAAGCCATGTAACAGAATCCTGGCTTAGTTGTAATACCCAGTATTCACCGGCTACTTTTTGACCTTCGTGTGCCATTTTATATTGATTTAATTGTTAAAAAATTTAAATATGCTTCTTCATTTCATCGATCTGCTTGCTTTGGCTTTCGATAATACTTTTAGCGAGCGTAACAACATAATTGTCTTTAGATTTATCAATCGCCTCTTTGCTCATGGTTAATGCCATCTCGTGATGTTTGATCATAGCCTTAAGCCAGTCTGTATCACTATAGGCCATGCCCTTAAACCAATTATTTATTGATTTTATCGCCACGATTATCCCTTCGCTTTCCATGTTTAAGTGATTTGTGTTATTATATGCTCGTATCTTATTAATCTTCTATATACTTTATTGGTGCCCGTTAGGTTATTAAAACTTTGGTCAAATGTGATCTTCGTGGTCAAACATTTAAAATCCGGTGACATATCAGGACAGGCACTTGAGTTGATGTTGTCTTTTAAGTAACCTGCCATCGCTTCACAGTCTTTAATATTAAGTGTTCCGTCGTTTGCATTAACCACACAGTCAACCGTTACAGATACCCGGCCATCGAATGAATTTTTGTCTGAGTCGTCAACACCTGATATTGAGTGAACTAAAAAGAACTTCTTACCAACCTGCACAGGATCGGGGGCCATCTCGAAATAAGCCGGTTGATTCGCTTTAAGAATCTTAATATATGCGCTCCTTATTACAGGGTTCCAGTCTTTCATTTTATTATCTCGAGTATTCTTTTTAGTAAATTCGGTTTCTCGGCTTCAAAAGCAGGGAAGAGCGACGGCCTTGCAGGTAAATTCACTTGTCTTTTACCTTCGCCTTTAAACTGCATAGCGTACTCTTCAAGTCCAGCGGGTACATCAACCTCTGTACCTGTTCCAAACTCAACAAAAGGAGCGTATTCTAACAAGTTCCCGACCTCGGCACCCTCAAGACCGATACTATCCCAGTAGTATTCACCTTTTAACCTCCCGAGGTCAACCGGGGCCATCTGTGCTGCTTCATTTGAGATCGTTGCAGTACTTGCTTTGATCTCTCTTACAACTTGCGTCTGAAGATTTGAAGACAGGTTTTTAAGCCTGTCTTGCAGTTCTGTTAATCCAGATAATTGAAGTGTAAATGCGCTCATTTTCTTAGTATGCCGATTATTTCTATTTCTTTTTGATTCTGAAGCTCAATCACTGAATGAATCGTGTATATATCCGCTCCGTCTCTTATCCGGTGAATCTTAGAAAGTAGCGGGAAGTCGTTTTTTAAAATATTAAACTTTACAGATCCTTCCAATCCTGTTACCCCGTTTTCGAGTAGCCTTGATTGTGAAAGCGGTTTTTTATTTGCAAAAATCGGTGTGCTCACATAATTCTCAGCTACTAAATAATTTGTTCCATCTTCAGTTAATACAGGTTGCCCGCTTTCTGTTTCTAATAGTGGCCCTCCTTCAGTTACAATCGAACTAAATGTACCGTCGCCGTTATCCGCTGCCCATTCGGTTTGCACGTAAATCAAATATTTTCTTCTGCCTATATCCATTGCCGCTTATACATTGAAAGGGTGGACAGAAACATAGAAGAAATAGAACCCACTTTAAGATCATCGCCACGGTTTTGATACATAAATGCAACCTGGTTTAATATGGCTGACTTTATATCTTCAGGACACGCGGTGTACCCGACCTGGTAACTGAGTCTTATAGTTGAATCTGAAGGATCAACGAGACTCTTAAATATCCCGCCTGTAATGTTCAGTCCTTGTACTGAGAATTCATTATACAAAAGATCGATAGTGCCGTTTGTAAAGTTTGCTTTATAAACCTGTCCTGATGCGTCTGTATATTGAAACTCCTGTAGTAAATAATCGCTCGGGAAAGTCACGGTCATTACTAACACCCCGTTATAATTCAGGTTCATTGTGTAATTCATTCCCGTTCTCGGTGTGATTAGGCTAAACTGAAAGTTAATGGATCCGATTATAGGAACTACACCTGTTATCCCGGCAAGGGTGGCTGATGTTGAGCTTATGAAAGTCAAAGAACTGTTGTATAATGTCACAGGTGGCGTATTCCCTGCAGGTGGATTGAGCCACGTAATAGGCGAATAAACCGGGCCTGGTATCTCTGCCAGACCTATCCCGCAGTTAACCATTGCGATAATATTCCGAGGCTTTAAATATATGCCTGTGTACTTTTCAGCCTGCTGTCTTGCGGACGTGATAAGCTGGGTAATCAAAGCATCCTCAACCGTGTTGCTCACTCTTAGAAATGTCTTTGCATCGCTGAGTAATACAGGTTCAGGATTAACTATATCCGCGCCATAGCTGATATTTATTACACCGTTATATTTCACTTATACGTGGTTTTGAATCGCTGATTTCTTGTACTTTCAATTCAGGGTCTTTTATATCAATAAATATTCTATCTACCCAATGATCTTCAACATCTTCATTTACTTTCTCAATAAATCCCATGCTAACCCACCGGTCAAGTATTGCCTGGTTTTTAACTTTGATATCGTCTCCCGGCTTAAACAAGCCACGGGTAGAGGAAAACTCTTTTATTGCTGTGTACATTATTTTTTAGTTTTATCCGCTCCGGGGTTATCAGATTTAGATACCTTTTCTTTCACATCTTCTTTCTGCACCTTCTCAGTTACTTGATGCAGGCTGTCGATATGCTTAAAGTCAATCGCCTTAGCTGAATCCTTCGCTTCTTCTGCGTGGCCTGCTTTGATCAGGGCTTTAGCGTGATGCTCAGAGGTTTCGAATACATCGCCCTCATTTACAAAACCTGCATCACCAAATTGAGTTTTTAATGCTTTTACTTTCATCGTATTTATTTTTTCTTTAGGATCAATTTTTAAACTGATGTCCTGCTTTGAGTGTTCTTGTTTTAGGTCAATCATGGGTAGATAAGATTTTACCTTCATTCTTTTTTTCTTCCCTTTCTGCTTTCAACTTTCTTAAATGGTCAACCTCTTTATAGTGAGCGTTCTTAAAATGTTCCTTTGCCTGTTCGCGGGTCATGTGCGTATAATCGTGAATCGATGTATAAGCATTGCCCTCGAAGACAGTCAAATAGTTGATGTAGAATTTACCCTTTCGCGGGTAGTCAAAAAAGTCGTACCTGTTGATCTCGTACATGGGAGAAAAAAGAGCAAGCTGTGAATTCTTTAAAAAGAGGGGTGTTCGTCCCACCCCTTACCTATTTACCACCAATCATTACGCTGCCATAAGAGCGAGAGCGGAGGCGAATGTGCCTTTAACTACAGCTTTCGTGTAGTACACATTCAGAGCCAAACGCTTTTCGATGACTATTGTAATCAAGTTTTTAATTGCGTTGTCCTGATCCTGGTCGTAGAACCTTACAGTCGTTCCCATACGGTCGAAGATCCCAACGCGGGAAGGATCGAACACAAGGAAGTCGCCTGCTGTGATGTTCGTATTCTCAACAACCCTTGTTCCATCCACATAAAAAGATGAACCAGAAGCACCTCCACCGCCACCGATGTCAATACCATTACCACCACCAAGTAACATATAGTTCTTAGTTGTGTCTTTGGTCATGAATCTCATGTTGTAGTAGTCTGCCGGAGAAACAAACCCGATAACAGGACCGCTAAAATATTGGTTCCTGATCTGAAGCCTTGCAGCCCCGATAATATCAAAGTTGTTTGTGTTTGGCTGAGTTCCCACACCTGCTGCACGAGCAAAAGCGGTCGCCTGGGTGAACAATCCGTTAAGGTGCTGCCCTGTACCGTCGCCGTAAAGTAATTCCGCATCTTCAACGATCATCACTTCCTGAACGCCTACCTGAGAAAGAAAAGTTGATATATAAGGAATATCATCGATCATCTCTTCTGGAACTCTGAAGTAGGTAGCTATCTTCCTTACGGGAGAATCAACGATTCCAAGTGAACGATCCATTTGCGATTTAGTCGCACCTTCTGCCACGGCTGTAGGAATAGCGTTTGCGGTTGTCCTTCCGTTATCCTGGATGTAACGGATAAGGTTTGAATTCGTTTGTCCTACAGGTACGAAATCACGTACATGCACCATCTCATAAGGCTTCGAAAACACACCCGGTATGATGGTGGGAGGTACGAAGTATGAACCTGTAAGAGATCCGGAAGAAGACAAATTACCAACAACCTTTAATTCCAGGTCATCGATCTTGTTGTTCTTTCCACCGTCTTTACGAGCGGTCAACTGATCTTTCTGCTTTGTAAGGTTTGCGTAAAGTTCCTGCCCGAAGTCTTTTTGAGCCTGGTCTCCAATGGGATTCTTTTTTTGATCGGCAAGAAAAGTATCAAGTGCTTTCTGGTTAAGGTCAGCATCTTTTTTCATTTTCTCAATAGCATCATTTGCCGCTTTGAGGTCTTTCTCAACTGCATCCACCTTGTCGGCTTTTGTCTTAATGTCGATAACGCTCGCCTTGAACGTTTCGAACTCTTTTTTAGTTTCCTCTGCAATCTCAGCATCTGTTTTATATGCTACGTTTGCGAAAGGAACCTGCGGAAACCTGCGGCTAATAATTTTAGCAAGCCCAGGCCTCATTGTTATAAATTTCTTTTTCACTTTTGTTACGATTTAAAAAGTTGATTAATGTTTTTTAAGTCAAGTAACAATACCTCATCTACTTTCTTCTCCTGCTGTTGTGCTGATGCTGCAACAGTGGTACTTTGCAATTCGATTATATATTGTTGTAGCTGTTTAAGCTGAATCTGCATAAGTTGTAATGTATCATCCGAAGCGTCCGAATCTTTAATGAATTTCTCCATCAACAGTATCTTTTCGCTTACCATATCAAAACCTTTGGTTCCTTTTACGCCCACTATCGGGGTGTTAAAATTCGCGCCCCAGGCTGTAAGTGATGAACCCTCCCATAACTTCAAATCCGTGATAAGATTATGATCATCTTTCTTTTGTTCACTCATGGTTTTGTACCCTATGGAGTGTTCTGTGATTATACCTGAATCAACCATCTTTAAAAAATCCTTGCCGAGTAAGTGAGTGCCAATCTTTGATTCGTAGTAAAGTCCGTGATCATCTTCTTTCAGTGCAGTGATAACCCCAAGAGGTTGCCCTGGGTTATGGTTTAATAAGTGCTTTATACGCGGCTTTGCAGTACCCGGCCCCCACTCATTTATTGATTTAGAGAACGCCCCTTTTTGAATAACATCTCCGTCACTATCAAGTGAATTGAAGTGAGAAAAATACCCGCTTACAATTCCTTCTTTTGTATCAACGTCTTTCACTGATGAGAAAGAAGATTTATATTCATATACCTTGTTCATACTTCACTTATTTTATTGTTACGCTTCTTCGAATACCTTTGTCAACTTGCTTATTTCACGGTCTATATTTGCTAAATAAGCATCCTTGAAACCTTCTGGTAAGTACTCTTCCTTTAAATAAACCTCAAAGGGCAGTCCTTTCATTTGGCCTTCAAAGCGATCCCTGTCAGCCTTTACCTTATTTAGTAGGTAATTTTTTTCTTGCAAGTTTTCAAATTGTTCAAAAGTCATACTTCACTTATTTTATTGTTACGCTTCTTCGAATAGCTTCTTTAAAACCTCTATCCGGCTATCCATTGCTTTTAAATAATTCTCTCTAAATTGATCCGGCAAAAATTCATTTGATACAGGTATTTCCTGTAACATTCCTGAGTAAATATTTTTAGTTTCATCAAAAAAAACTTGCCTTTGATGCTGAAGCAGTCTGATCTTAAAGTTTTGATCCATTAATTTTTCAAACTGCTTTATAGTCATAATTCAAGTTTTTATTGCCTATCGAATAATTTATCAAGAACCCCGGCTAACCCTATTCCTTTAAAAATCTCTTTTACAAATGTTACTATCTGATCAGTCACGGTAAAAAGGTCGTGTTCTACAAATCCAGGTACCGACCCTGCGAGTAACTCCATCATTAAATCAGGTATCTCGCTCTCTGTCCTCACGGGTAACATCTCATACCTTCCCTGCGCCCTGCCCTGATCGTTCCTGATCGGTACAAACCCGGTTGTACATCTGCAATTAATAGTCTCGGCTGCCGGTGCTTCCGGGTCTCCTGGTAAAAAAAGTTCGTCACCATTTGGAACCGTAAACTTTGCGTCCATGTCAACCACCTGACCATCAATCTGCATGTGTGTGTCACGGGTGCGGCTATCATGCGTTGCGATCCATTGCTTTTCTACTTTAATCCCTAGGTCAAAGGCTGCAAGCCAACCACCGTAATTTGTAGCCCTTACGGTTTCAGTCCGCGCGATCTTAAGTGCCCTTGCTTTTCTCAGTCCTGCGTCTTTCATCATGCGGGCAATCTTCTCTGAACCATAACCCGCCTGTACGCCTTGCTGAAGGATTTTAAGTAGTTGGCCCCGCGTGTTCTCTGTGATGTTGCCTACTAACCTTAAATTGTGTTCCTTAAAGTAATCCAGCACATCAATAGTCCATTGAACATTACGCGGCCCGCCGGTTTTCTTTTGGCTTTTCAGTTCCTTGTAAACCCTGTGGCCGTTCACTATCCCGCAATAAACATGAAGCGTTGCAAGAACTAAAGCCATTTCCACACCCTTGACTCGTTGGATGTCCGTTGATACGCTTGTACCCCGTGACTCTAATCTGTCTGTAAAAGAACTTATCTGGTTATCCAGAACTTTATTTAAAACGGGGAGGAATCTATTCTCGAGTTTAAGTTGTACCCGTGAATATTCCTGCCAGTATGATATCCGTTGTTGTTCATTCACCTTATCCTATTATCATTTTTTCACTATCCTTTACCTGTATAATTGGAGCAGTCTGCTCGCACTTAGACTTGTTTGGGTCTCTAAATACCGGCCTCTCATCAACTTACTGTTAGTGCAGATCCTTTTTCGACTGTCCAATTATCGCTAACTGAAACGCCTTTAACACCTGCTATTTGTTCTCCTGATGGTGTAAATACTTCAAACCAATTCTTTTCTTTATCGAACCAAACCTTTGGATACTCATTCATAATTCAAGTTTTTATTTATAATCGTTCAATCCTGCTTTACTTAGTGCATTATCAGCCGCGTTAGTAACCGTATCAAGTCCAACATCTGACAGAGGTATTGTTCCACGTGGAGCGTATATCCTTTCAATCTCTGAAGCCTCTAAATAATCCGGTACGTCTTGCCCTGCCAGTTCGTATTTAAGACGAAGCGGATACCACCACATTTTCTCCAGGTACTCAGCCATCTCTTTATTATTCCCCTGTAATTCATGGTATACCGACATATCAAAGTCCATGTAAACATTCTCGCCTTTGTACCCCCAATCGGTTGTTAGCTTTCTATTTAATGCATCCCTTTTGCTTATCAGGTGAGGAAGTACAGCCCTTGTAGTTAATGCTTTCTCTGCGGCCTCTGCGTTGTTCATTGTAGCATGATCCATCATTAAGAGGACAGGAGGCACACCGTACACCGCACAAAATCTTTCTATATCTGCTTTTTCCTGCGCCTGAATATTTAAGTCCACAGGTGAAAGCCCGAATTTTATAAAGCCAAGTTTTGTATGCGTGAACCCTATGCCTTTACGATTAGATGCGTCGCCGTTATCCCTATACCATTGATCTTTTGTTAATCCCATTTGAGCGGCACTGTTGGCAGGATCTACGGCCGGATCATCGAGGTAAACCATTCCATCGCGCCCCTGGTTTTTGAAAGCTGTAGCTGATGACTTCGCCCCCTCGTTGGTCCGGCTCACAATCATAGCCGCGGCCTTTAGCGGTGACATTCCGAATAAGTTATTTAACAAAGTAAAGTTTAAAGACGGGTACTTTTCATGAAGTATTAACTCCTTTGGATAGGTTATTAACTGACCCATCTGTAGCCTGTATTCTGTTGCTGAAGCCGGGAACATCCCATCGGTAGCAATGGAAGTAAGATGAGAGGGAAGGCAAAATAAAGATCCGGGCTTCCCCATGTTTGCGCCTGCTTCAAGAAGGTTAGCCGCTAAGAATTTATTACCCGTGATCAACTTATAGATTAATTCTTCACGCAAAAGGTCACTCCACGACTGATCGCCGTTAGGATATTTAAGTAATTCATCGAGCCTGTTATCTGCTACAGGTGCCAGGGCTTTAGAATGAAGATAGATTGCATCCTTAGCCATCTTTCCCAGTTCTATTGCGTTGTCATTTTCTTTCCAACCGCTTATCCTGAATTGTAACTCCTTATACTTTTTCAAAGAACTTTCATCAACTACCTTATAAACTCCCCACGGTGCTACGATTGCTTTATCACAAATCAGGTTGATAATTGAATAAACAATATCATTCTTTTCATACCCTTCTGTTATGAAGTCGGCAGCGTCTACAGGTTGATAGGCTATCTGGTTTCCCAATGCCACCCATTTACCATTGCCGTACGTACTATGAGGCGTGGCAACACCTTTCTTTCCTAAAAACCATTCTGCTATCTTGTTTGCCATCCTTAATTTTTAAACAACCCCGAGAGGCTTAAATGCAGGCTTTAAATCAAAGTACTGTTTCATCATTAGCGTATCAGCGAAGTCCGGTGACCTTCCAATCAACTCCTTAATCTTGTCTTTTGGTAGAATCTGATTTTTTCCGTCCTTATCCATCCTATACTGCTTCACGTTTTCCAGTTCTTCAATGATTTCTTTCTTTGCTTTTATGTCTGTACAACTGATGTATAATTCACCCCGGTTGATCTGTTCTGCAAGTTTGAAATAACATTGACTTTTAAGGTTTGCAAAGTTCTCTTCAGGTCTTTTATAGGTTCCGGTTTTTATATCTAATTCTTTCACCGGCCCTGGTATCGGCCTGCTATTATTCACGAATCCTTTACAGCCCAAAATATCAACTACGCCTCCACCAACCCCGTCTTCGTCACATACAGTCTGTGAGTTTGAGATTCCGTATTTTGACTGAAAGTCTTTGATAATCCCAGCAACCTGTGAAACAGATTTCCCGTGGTACGAAAAAAGCGAGACACGGTTGCCATCCCAAACACCAATACAAGTGTTATCGGAACCAAAGCGAGCAATATCAGCAGTGATGCACTTATCGCCGTGAGGTAGATAATCATTTGTAAAGCAGTCAAGTATTTTGTCATAATCTATAAGTGTTGAGGGATCGTCATCATATTCCCAATTCCCTTCAAGTAATCTTTCTCTGCTGTTTCTATCAAGTCCTTTTAAAGAGTCTATATAAGAATCTGGTAAGTGTGGATTTTCACCGGGTAATGCCTGGATAAATCCTCTGTCAGCTCTTATACTGCCATCCTTAGACGGTTTGTAAAAATCATTGTAGGGCCATCCCTTAGACGGGTTGCCGGTCATTAGCATTTTAGGGAAAAGATTATATTCTTTGATCTTATACCTTATCCGGGATCTTACTGTGTTCTTAGCAACCTCTGAAACCTGTGGAGCTTCATCTATGAAAGCATCCGTAATTTCCAGAGATCCCAAATTATCAAAGTTTGGATCCGATGGGTAGCTAAACAAGTCAGCAAGAACTATCTCCGATTCATTAGGAAATAGAATAATACTTGATTGCTGATTATAACTATAATCCCGATCTGCTTTTAATCCTTGTGCCTTGCAAACTTCAAAGAACGAATTAAGCGTTGTCCGCTTAAGGTTTTTCAATTCACTTCTTCCTATCAAACCCCGTGTGCCGGGAAACTTAAATCTTTTCTTTATCTGCCAGTAGCATCCTAACCTTGATTTCCCTCCACCTGCTGCGCCCCCGTAATAAAGCTCAATAGTCTTATCGTCTTCCAGGATGTCAAGAGCCTTAGTCTGTTTCTTTGTTAGAATCATATTGCTTTATCTCCTGCCAGGTTATGCTTTCCCCCTTCGATGTTATGTCCAGCTTTTCTTTAGGCTTGCCAAAAGCGTGTTCATAAACAAATTTTACCAAAGAAGCTTCACCCGATTGTAAAAGGGCCGCAAAGCCTTCTTCTTCGGAACCATACGTTGAAACAATGGATTGCACAGCAAGGTTCCTTACCTTGTCCTCATCGGCCTTAGATTTGCGTCCTGCCCCTTTTCTTGCTCCTCCATTTGCCATCTTTGAAAAAATCTTGAATATTCAGTTTTACGGCAGATAGGGCAATCCAATTATTCATTGGCTAAACCCTAAGATATTATACTGCCATTATCTTTACGCTCGTTTAAAATTGCTTTGTGTGTGTAACCTTTCTCGCTGGGCTTTGCAAATGGTTTGATCCTTAAGTTCACCCAGCCGCGATCATTTGTGTTTTTGGATACTTCTTCTAAAAAGGTGGAGACGTGTATGCCGGCGTTAATTTCACCGGCCTGATTCAGTTTAAAGTTAATACCTTTTAGGGCTTGCTGTTCCAAAGATTCTCTTTGGGTAACAAAGTTTAGCTAAATTATTGAGTAATATTAGCTGGTACTAAAAATATTAGCTTTTATTTTCAATCAGCTTATCAAGGTAGCTGACCATTGCCGTTCTTGGGAGAGGGATAAATACCCTATGCGTTACAAGTTGAAGTTGGATAGCCTGCGTAAATTCGTGCATTCCTAAATAATTAAATCTTGCTACTGTGTACATACCCTTACTTTTACTTATTGATACCATGTGTTCAGGATTGAAGACGACATAATGATCTTTTCGGTATAGTGCGAATGGTTGCCCGTTTTCAACTGCATCCTGAATTTTACCGGCAATTTCAGGATCTTTAAAATTCAGGTTGCTGATATCTATGGTTATGTCATTCATGGTTTAGGTTAGCTTTTACAAATTGGCCTCCGCACTTTGAAGAGGCTTGTATAAACTTTTCATCTACTCCGCTTAAAATCATTCCCGCCTCCATGCCTGATAAATCCAGTTCGTTAGTGTTTGCCGATTTTGTAAATTCCGCTTCTTTGAAGAGGTCAGGAAGCAGGCTAAGATATTTTTCCATCACATCGGCCCCTGGTTCATTGCTGGTAAATTCAATCGTTACCTTTTGGCCTCCATCGATAAAATGGGCTCCTACGGGAGTTAGTATTGTGTGAGTGTTGATTTTCATACAACCTGCTTTATTTTAATGAACAAATATAAATCATCGATCTTTAAGACCTCGCATATTTTAGCCTGTAGTTCATAACTGGGTTCTGCCCTTCCTTCCTCCCATGCCTGGTACCTGGGAAGTTTCACGCCGATCATTGCCGCGGCTTTCTTTTGGGTTAAGAATAATCCTTTTCTTTTTACTTTCAGATTATTTGCAAATTCACTCATTTTCTTTCTTTAAACATTGTTCGTAAAGTTCCTGGGTAGTGAAACCTCGTAATTGTTCTTGTGTAGTCCAAAGAACAGTTTCTGAGTTAATAAAAAGTGTAGCCATAAACTCATGCCTTCTTAAATATTCACCGAAAGCAACTGCTTCATTTTCCCTTTCTGCTAATACATATTCAATATCATTTTCATTAATTCTTTCTTTGCACCATGTTACCTCTGAAAAGTCTGAAAAATCAGCAGGTGGTATAAAGTCTCCCATTTGAAGATATATTTTCTCAGGGGCGTTGGTAACTGTTTCTTCATTAGATTGGTTCATTGCTTGTTAGTTTTGCGTTCCCAATGTTTTATAAACTCCTGTTTCATTAATTCTCCGTATTCCTCTGCTTCTTCTTTTGTTAGGGAGGAAACAGGTATGTGATTTTTTTCTGGATGGAAGCCGTCTTGCCTTTTACCTGTTGGAACACAGTATGGTAAAAAGTTTGGCATTAGTACGGGTAATAGTTTCATTTCTTTCTTCATTGCTTTCTTTTAATGGTGAATAATTGGGTTAATAATTCGATTGGGTCTGAAAATTTAGAAAAAAATATTTTCCTTGCATCTTGCCACATTTCCGGCTGCCCTATATCTTCGATAGGGTCCTGTTTGGGTTCTTCTTTTATAGGGAATAATATCGTATTATGGTGCAGAAAATGTTTAGCTGATATGTTAGCGTCCACTTCTGGGATATTGTAATACCTATGGACAAATATTATTAATAGCTGCTTAAGTTCTTCTTGTTTCATGTTATTGGTTTTTAGTGATGTGGAACTCGTACCCTAAATCTTTTATAATATCTGAAACTTTGTATTTCAAACTGGTCATATTTCTTACCATATTTATTACTTCACGCCAAAGTTCATCTTGTGTTTGGCTTTCCTCTCCCTTATCTTGGGTAGGTGAATAAATCTTTTTAGCTTCATTATACCCTATAGCAAATGCGTGTGGATTAACACCATATTCCTTGAACTTAGGAAGGTTTGTCATCCTTTTCCATGCAATCATAGATTCAGGTACTTCTTCTTTCTTTTCATCCTGCGTAGGTGGATTTACTGTATTATAAAAATTTGTAAGTATTTCCTCCAATTTATCTATTTGTGATATTGGTTCTTTCTTTTCATCTTGTGTAATACTTTGGGTAGCAACTCTTTTCATTGCATCTTGTAAAGACTGACCAAAATGACTGTTTGTATTACCATCCCAGTTTTGAACAAACTTCTCAAATACTTTTTCTTCATCCTCCCTGCCTTTTTCATAAGCTGCATATTCTTCAGGTGTGTTAAATCCTGTGATAGCTTTATGGTCTAATTTCTTTCCATCTTGGGTAGGTTGTCCCTCATTAAAGTCTCCTTCAATATAATAAATACCTCC